GCTGGTGCAAATTCTACTCAGATCCATGATACTGGTTCGGCTCTTGCCCTTGCTGATATCCTGTCTCTGTTTGAGACTTTTGGCACTGCAAATATTCCAGAAGACGGACAGCGTTATCTTGCTATGCACCCGAAAGGGTACGCTGATCTGTTCAACATTACAGAGTTTGCATCAAGTGACTTTGTAGGTGAGCAGAATCTGCCGTTTGCTGGTGGCATGACAATGAAAGAGTTCATGGGCTTTAAGGTGTTTTCTACCTCGGCTATCACCGCTGGTAAGAACATAGCCTACCATACCTCTGCTGTAGGTCTGGGCGTGAACGCTGATGTGTCTACTGAAATCAACTATGTCGCAGAAAAAGTATCGCACCTTGCAACCTCGATGATGTCGATGGGCGCAAAAGTTATCGATGATAACGGTGTATACGAAGTTCTGGACAACAACTAATAGGAGTGACAAATGGCTTATAGTGCAGCAAATCTCACTCGTATTGGCGGTGCTTCAAATGGTGATCTTTGGTTTTACAGTTCGACTGATACTATCGCTACTGTAAATACTGAAGGTTACTTTAACGATGCCGCAAATATGCTGGCTATTCGTGACGTTATCATTGTTGTGGATTCAAATACTCCAACCACAAATTTGGTAAATGTCTTGTCGAATACAGGTTCAGTAGTCGATGTCTCTAATGGCACGGCTATCGTTGAAACTGACGGCGACTAATGGGGAGAGGGGGCTTCTGCCCCCTCTACTAATATGGCAGTCAGTAGCACCCACGCAAATACACCCATTGATATTTGCTCTAGAGCGTTAATTCTAATCGGGGCAGATACAATTACCTCTTTTGAGGATGGTACAACTGAGGCACTTGTCTCGGTCAATATGTATGAGGACATTGCTCGTACAGCGTTGGTCAATACACGCTGGCGTTTCTCTACTAACCAAGCTGAATTGAACTTGCTGACTGCCGCGCCTACTGGTCGCTATGAATATGCGTATCAGTTGCCAGCGGGTTATCTGATGGTTCATACGGCAACTGTTAATGATAACATCCTCGACTATCAGATTTACGGCGACAAGCTGTATGCCGACACATCTGCGGGTGATAGTGTTATTCTAGATTATACACACAGGGCTAATGAGTTGGATTGGCCTTCATATTTTACTATTGCTGTTGAGTATTCTCTGGCAATGGTATTTGCGACTTCTATTGCGCGTGACTCAGGTTTAGCTTCTCTTATGGAGAAACAAGCTAGTAACGCAATGGCAAAGGCAAGAAGCCTTGATTCGCAACAGCAGACTACACGGAAGCTGGCAACATCGAGGTTCATTACGAATAGGCGTAGCTAATGGCACGGATTAGAGTTCCCCTTTCTAACTTTCAGTTCGGTGAAGTCAGTCCGTCTATGCTGTCTCGTACTGATACAAAGATTTATCCTAACGCAGCAAAGAAAGTAAAAAACTTCTTTTTGCGTAATGAGGGTGGGTTACTCAAGCGTTTTGGAACGCGTAAAATTTATGAATTTGACACGACTGTCAATACAAGTAAGCGTCAGCAAATTCGCATCATTCCGTTTATTTTCTCAGATGACGAGCGGTATATTATTGCTCTTGAAAATTTAAAAATTAGATGTTTTAAAATTGATCCGTCTACAGGGGCAATATCGCTTGTAGAAACAATCACACAAGACACAACCTCTGCTGCTCTACCAATTACAGATAGCATCCTTGATGAGATTACTTATGCTCAATCTGGTGATGTAATGTTCTTGTGTCATCAGACATTTATGATTCGCAAACTAACACGCACTAGTCTTAATGACTTTGAAGTTAGTACATATGCCTTTGCTACAGACACAGACCAACATAATATTTTTCAGCCATATTATTCATTCCATGGCCTTGATGTAACTTTAGACCCATCAAAGACAAGTGGGACAGGTGCAACCCTTACAACAAGTGTAAACTATTGGGATACTACAGGATCTCAAACTGGCGGCAATTATTTAAGCTCGAAGCATATTGGATTGACTATTCGTTATCATGGCCAAGAGATTGAGATTAAATCTGTACAGTCTGCAACACAGGCTACTGGTGATATTATAGACAAACTTGAAGTTCACCTTGATACAGATGCTATTGAAACGACAGACGGCACAGCAGACATCCAGATAACAATGGCACTGCATGGTTTAAGTACCAGTGATAGCATTACTATTTCTGATGCTGGTGGTGTTGGTGGAATTACTGCAAGCAATATAAATGGCACACGCGCAGTTCAAGAAATTGTAAATGAAAATGTGTTTATTGTTACTGCTGGTGCTAATGCTAATGCCAATGCAGTTGGTGGCGGTTCACCAAAGATTGAAACACATGCGCCAACAACGCAATGGGAAGAGCAATCGTATAGTTCCTTGCGGGGCTTTCCAGCGGCTGTGACGTTCCATGAGAACCGCTTATGGTTTGGTGGCACACTTTCACAACCAGATGGCATCTGGGCAAGCCGTAGTGGTCTTTATTTCAACTTTGATGTTGGCGATGCGAATGATGATGATGCACTGGATCTGACGGCGAGTATTGGTGAGATTAATACGGTACGACACATTGTATCTAACCGTGATTTGCAAATCTTTACCAACACATCAGAACTCTACATTCCAGCGTTTACTGATAAACCTATTACGCCAACTAATGCACAGATTAGAAGGCAGACACCTTATGGTGCTTCCTTTGTCCGTCCACAGTCTCTTGATGGTGCGACTGTATATGTGCAGAAGAATGGCTCCGTTGTTCGGGAATACATTTTTTCTGATGCAGAGGCAGCGTATGTTTCTACATCGATTAGCCAGATATCTGCACATCTGATTAATGATCCTGTGCAGATGTCCATCCTGCGCGGTGCAATCAACAGGCCGGAATCTTACGCATTTTTCCTAAACCAAGATGGCACTCTCGCGATATTCACCTCCAATCGCGGGGAGCAACGTGCAGGATGGGCGCAATTTACAACTAACGGAAAGTTCCATTCTATCTGTACGGTTGATGAGCGTGTGTTCCTTGTAGGTCAATATGACAAAGGTGATGGCACAAATAAGTTTATTCTAACTGAGTTTGATAGCAGTCTTGAGCTAGACTTCTCAGAAGACTTTACTGGCTCTGCGGGTGTGTTTGATGTGTCTACGCATTTTGCAAACGGTGCTGTTGTCGATGTTGTTAATGGCGATGACTATCTTGGGCAGTTTACTGTTGCGTCAGGCAATGTAGATGTCTCAGCAGTGCAACAAATTACAGCAGCAGAGATTGGCCTCAAGTTTGATGTAGAGGCAGAGACACTGCCGATTGACGCACAAATTCAAGGCGGTCCACTTACAGGCAACCCAAGGCGCGTAAATCGTGTTATACTTGATTTGGTTAGTACATTGTCTGTTTCTGTCAATGATAAACCTCTTGTTATTAGACAAGTTACAGATGATTTGAGTGCGGGACGTACAGCCGTAACAGAAAAGAAAGAGTTTAGGTTGTTGGGGTACAGTAAAGATCCAACAGTTAGGATTACACAATCTGCACCATTGTCATTGCAGATTAATGGTTTGATTGCGGAGGTATCTTTCTAATGGCATTTTTCCAAGCAATGCAACTTGTGGGTGTTGGTTTGCAATTTGCGTCTGCAATGGATGCAAGTAGAGCAGCTAGAAATCAAGCTGCGTTTAATGCATATCAACAAAAATTACAATTGGCTCAAAACAAAATTCAAGCGCGTGAAAAGGCTAATATTCGTCTTTCTCAGTATGAGACTGCACAAGCATCAAATAGAGCTTTTTTTAGTTTTTTAAATAGGGATATTGGTTCCGATAGGAGTCTCAAAGCGTTTTTTGATAAGCAAGCTAAAACAGTAGGGCAAGATATATCAGCAATACAATCTCAAGCAAAAATGGAGCAGAGTCAGATTCGTTCTCAAATTGCTCAGACTGAGTTTGAGGGTCGAGTAAAGTCTCGCCAATATATGATGCAAGGTCTTACTGGTGTTGCTACTGGCCTTTATAAATATAGCGTGAGTAAAGCATAATGGCTGTAATACGCGAACAAAGAAGGTTTCAAATGGGAAACATCGGTGTCGTTAGGGCATCTGATGCAGGAGAACGTGCGGCTGTAAGCGCAATGCAAAATGCCGACAGGCTCATTAATATGGCCTTTGATGGTGCGTCTAAGGAGGCAAAGAGAAAAGGCATACAGCTTGCCAAGTCTCTTGATGAAGCAAACATTCGCACCATTAACCCGACTACTGGCTTGCCTCAAGCATTGGCAGAGATGCCAACTAGCTTTGGGCAGATTGCAAGAGATGCCTATGAAGCAACTGTCGAAGACAGGTATCGCATCTCAATTGATAGAGAGATTAAGCAAAAGGCATCTGAACTTGCACTGCAAGCTGACCAGACAGATGACCCTGTAGGCAACTACGAAGAGACTATGGGTCAGTACCTTGATAGCATGAAGGAAAATGCTCAAGGCACATACTTTAATTACATTAATGAGTTTGGTTCTGCCTATCTGGCAAGTACAAAACTTAATTTGCAAGAAGCATCAATCCGCAGAGACCGCGCCAATAGTGCCGTAGAGATTACTGAGCATGTTCGGGATAATTATCCTGTCATTGTGAACATGATTACATCTGGTGCAAGTGAGCAAGATATTTCAGTAGCATTAGGCGTAATGAAAGGGTTGGTTGATAGAGGCGAAAGATCTCGTGCATTAACTTCAGCAGAAGCAGAAAAACTTTTTAATGTTATTGATCGTGCGCGTATTGAGGGCAGTGTCACCTCTATGTTGGCAAAGGTTACATCGATTGAAGACGGCATCAAGATCCGTTCTGCGCTTTCCTCGAATGGCAATACTCTTAAAGCTGTTCCAAAAAAGTATAGGGAGTCTGTCCAAAAGATTTTAGATGACTGGAACTTTGCAAATGATGCTGGTTCTATTGATGCTCTGATTGCCAACGACTTGCAAACTCGTCAAAGCATTAGGACAGAAGAGACACGCACACTGCGAGAAAGTGCGGCTGAAAACTATCCTGAGTTGATTGAGGATCTTCGCAATAGATCACGCAAACTTTACCTTAGCAATAGTGCCTACAATCTGAATCCTGAAGATGTCGGCGTAGCGATGAGTGCTCTTAACAAGGACAAGGATAAAAATCAGAAGCTGGCTGGCAAGAAGATAGGTGAGATTAATCAGGGCGATCCTGATAGCGTTTTCCAGATTGGTCGTCAGGAAATCATTCGCGGTTTTATTGGCCGTCTTGCTACAGACAACCCAAAGCGTGAAGAGCTTATTGCCATTGAACAATTCTTTATGAGTGGCGGCAGGGACACACAAGGCGTTCCTGAGAAGTATCTGCCAACCATGTCGGCTTTGATTAAGGAAGGCGCATATACAACTGATGATGAGCAGTTTCTTAGTGCGCGTATCTCTCGTCTAGAGGCTGATGAAGCATACCGAGTCTCAGAAGCTGACAAGGCAAAAAACGAAAGTAAAGCCGCAGTAGCTGATGTTCTTGAGTTAAGATGGAACCTAGAAAAATCAGGTGAGATTTCTGACTTCAGCGTAAGGGCTGGCAACATTGACACAGGCGAAGAGCTTGATGCGCTTCTTAATGATAAAAAAGAATGGGCCAACGGCATTGAAGCAGACCTAGCAGATCCAAATAAAAATTGGCTTTCTGCGCCAGAAGCAACAGGACAGGTTTTTAAACTTGACGAACAGATCGCGGCAACATGGGGCAATAGTCTTATTGAAGATGGGCGTGCTTTTACAGTTTTGTCTGGAGATCAAGAGATCAGCACTCCAATTACATCTGACATGATTCATGCAGTTGCAAATGCTTTTGAATCTTCTGATGCAAATCTGAAAGGATTGCCAAAAGAGTTAAAACCTCAAGTTCAATCTTTGATTAATAACCTTGACAAAGGTGCATTAGGAAGAGCGGCTAGTTCTATAAGGACAACGGCTAATCAACTTGCTCGTGATGAAAGAGCGCAACAAGCAAACGTCAAACTTGCCAATGCCGCAATGGATATCAATCTTGGCATTAATGGGGATACAGCAGAACATAGGGCTGTCATCAATGCAGAAGTGTTTGCCAGAAACCAAGTACCAGAAACATTCTTTAGGCTTAGTAACTCTCTTCAAACAACTCAGGGCGAAGATGGCACTGTATTTCATCCAGCCACTGCGGCTCTATATAATCTTGGCAATAACAAACAAAGGCTTCCAGATACATTCCTGAGTGATCTTGAGTCTGTTGCTAACGGCAAGATTGTTATGAACTCTACTGCGACTGCTGTTTTGCTAACGCATTACAAAGCATTGCGGTACATGAAAGACCCAGCATCAAATGAGACAAACAATGTGTTTGCTTCATTGAAGGGTAGCAGACTTAGCCCACAGGCTATGGCATCGCTTGATAGCATGATTGCGGTTCTTGAGGTGCGTGGCGTTGTCATGGATGGGCAAATCAATGAGGAGGTTATTAACTCTGTAGTTACAAAAGTTGGACAGACTCTTAGTAATGAAGTTGAAGTAAAAGCTAACAATATAAAATTTATAAAATTTATAAATGACGGGAAATCAGAAACTGATCAAAAACTTGATGTTGCTAAGTGGTTATTTGACAGCGTAGGTGGTAGTCGTACAGCATTTAGAGATCTGCTTCCTTACACACAGCATTTGATTGATCTAGGTGACTTGGAGCCAAAGGGCATTAAGAAGCGCATTGCTCAGGTTTATAATGATTATTATCCAGAGACAGAAGGGTATGTTGTTGATGTATCTATCAATGACATTCGCCGTTCTCCAAATGCTTTAAAGCGCAGGATTCCTGATGCTGAAAAGCGTCAAGAGTTCCTGAATGATATTGAATCACAGTTGCCAGATGGCATGACAATCCTTCAAAGAGGACTGCCTGACCAGACTGACAGAGGTGATGACACGCTTTTTGGTGATGATTACTTTCCTGTGGGTAGCATGACAGGTAGCGCGATGATGGTTGCGGAGGGCATGTACTCGTGGCTTCGTGGCCCATACGATGCCGATGCGGATCGCTTATTTAGAGAGACATCTACTGGTGAGCAAAAGGTATATCTAGTACCACAGCGTTACTCAGGTGATGGCAAGGTGCGTTACTATGTTCATGCTTTAGATGACGACATGAGTCTCGTACCTGTTATTAAAGATGGCAAGGTTATGGCGTTTTCATATCCCAAAGGAAGGGATGATGATTAATGTATGAAGTAAACCCATACAATCCTCACTTTGGTATTTCTGCTGGCAAAACGCGTGACATCAATTTTACTAAATCTAGTTTTTCGGATTTGGTCAAAGCACAGCTTAACTATCAGTATGCGCCGCTTCTCAATGCTATTGAGAATCAGGTTAAATATGCTGACCAAGAAGATCCAACATATGTTGCTATGGATGATATGGAGGGCTATGAGCAATACAGGTCTGCTTTGATTGATGCCAAGAACGCAGACCACATGGCAGATCTCAAGCGCGGCATTGATGAAAGCATAAAGCGCAGGGAGATTATGTATGAGCATGGTTTTCTGGCTAATGTGGCGGCTGGTCTTTTTGACCCGATTAATCTTGTGGCTTTGCCATTCGGTGGTGCTGGCCTTGCTCGGAGTATTGGCTCTTCTGCTCTTCGTGTTGGCGCGGGTGTTGGAACTCTGCAAGCGGGTTTGGAACTTGCTCGTCTGCCGTTTGACCCTGTAGGCACATGGCAGGAATCAGCTTTTAATATTGGCGCTGCAACGGTCGCTGGTGGCATCTTGGGCGGTGCGCTAGGTATACCTGCAGCAAGACGCGCAAAGGCTCTGGAGGCCACCTCAAAAGAAATTAATGAGTTTACTGAGATTATTGGCGAGTTGACTGCTGATGAGGCTGCAAGCATTGGTAGCAGAGAGACAAGGCAGTTCAGTGGTGTTGCTGATGAGGCACTGGATGCTCGTGCCAAGTCTATTCCTAATGAGATTGGTTTGATCCAGAAAGAGATTGATAGGCTTCAAAGGTCAGTTAAAGACGGCAAAGATCTTCCTAAGAAGGTTCTTAATGAGATTGCTGGCAGGAAAAAAGGCATTGAGAATCTTGAGACTGACCTAGTAAATGTTCGCAAAGAGCGTTCTCTGCGACGTATTGAAGACTCTCGCATGGAGAGTGCGGCTAGAGATCCGCATAGGCTGGCAGAGAGTTGGTTTACCGATTCGTGGGTGTTTAACAAATTAACGCCAAGACCCCTGATAGATTCTTTGCAATCTGGCATACCTACAAGCGTTAAGAAAATGTTTGTGGATCTTGCTGGTGATAAAGGATTTTTGATGGCTATGAATAAAGTTGGCCTTACGTCAGGTGATTCTACATACGCAAGAGCCAAGATTCGTGAAGGTGAATGGGTTCAAGTTTTTGACCAGTTGATTGATAACTTCGGCAAGTCATCTGGTCGTGGCACTGCCGTGTTTATGGATCACAACTTTAACAATATGGATGGCTCATTTAGCAAATATCTTGAAGAGATTAATCGTAAATATGTCAATGGCATAGACGGTGTTGATGATCTTGAGCGTGAATCTATTAAATTAATGACAAACTTCTGGGAGAAGTGGGAAGAACGTCTGACCAGAACAGGTTTGATTGGCAACCGTAAGTTCATGGAAAACATGATGATGAACAAAGAGTTCAAGCTACGGCAAGCCTTTGAAAAGCTAGACGACATCGAAGCAAAAGAAGGCGTATCGTTTGTTGAGCAACGCCAAAAACTGCGTGAGTTGCGTAGGCAAAGAAACAATCTTAAAGAAGAAGAGTCCGCTCGTGGACTGACAAACAAGCAACTGAGGCTGCTTAATGACACTGAAGCAGAGATTGAACGGTTGGCTAAAGTCCCGCCAACTGTAACGCTTAATCAACGTAAGGCTATAGACTCTCTTGAGTTAAGGATTGCTAGGATTGAGGATGAGCTTACAGAGCTTGACCTCAACTTGCAGTCTATGCGGGATGACCCCACCATGCCGCCCAATGAAGAGAATATGTTCTCTCGTTATTGGAACAAGCAAGCTATTGCTGACAATCGTGAGTCATTCGGCAAGATATTGTTTGATTGGTTCAAGGCCAACCCATTTGTCTGGGAGGCCAATCCGCAAGCACGATCTATCAAGCGCAACTTATTTGAATTATCTGATGCAGAAATCCTGCGTAAATATGGCGATGAGTTTAATGTCAGAAAGGTTGTGTCTGGCGACAAGGCTCGTGAAGCTATTAAAAATGCACACCCTAAAGGCGCATTGGGTATGCACCAGTACATCGATCTTGAGAAGGGCATCATCTACATCGACAGGCAGGGTGTGTATGCCAAGTATCGTAAATTCAAACAGTCAGTAAAAGACAAGCAACAAACTATTGCTAATATGAGAAAGGCGGCTGGTGACAAGCCAGATCTCTATAACAAAGCCTATTTTCATCACAACATGTTTATGCTGAACAACTCTGATAGCTTCAGATCTTTTGCTGATTATCAGGATTTTGTCCTGCTACACGAACTTACACACGGCAAATTCAAGAAGCGTTACAAAGAAGACGACATCGAATACGAGATGCGCGTCAATGATGAGGCTCTCTCTCGCATGAAAGAGATCCACAAGGAGATGCGTACACCACCAGCGCAGTGGGTTCGAAACGACTTAGATGATAGTGATGAGGCGATTCAAGCAAGGGTCGATGCCGCTATCAAAAACATTCTAGATGAGGATGACCCCACATCTGAGGTTGCATCTTTCTTTGGGCATGGCAAGTCAAAGCACTTCCGCCACAGGACGCTGGATATCCCTAATAGCCTTGTCTATGACTACATTGTCAATGACCCAATTGCTGTTATGAAGGCCTACACGGCCAGAGTTGCACCTCGCTATGAGTTTGCTAACAAGCATAACGGCAGATCTCTAGATGATATTCTTGATGACATTGAAGATGATATGCTTGCTCAAGGCCGAACTATGGATGAGGTCAATGAGCAGCGCAAAAACTACATTGTCTTGTATGACCGTATTGTTGGTTCGACTCTGAGAGAGCCACATAGCTGGGATGCTCGCTTCGCACAAGTTATGAGAGACGCGGCACAGCTTAACTATCTTGGTTCTGCTGGCTTTTCAACTTTGCCTGACATGGCAAAAATTCTTATGGAGCATGATGGCAGAACTATTGTCATGCTTCTCAAGAATATTGCAGATCAGCGTGTGCGTATGGGGGCAGAAGAGGGCAGGATTGCTGGTCAGATGCTAGAGATCCTGACAGGCAGTAGTCACATGCGCTTGACAGAAGAACTGTCAAACAGCCCATTCTCAAGCAACACCTTTGACCGTGTTTATACTCAAAATGTGGATTGGTTTAAGAATCAATATTACAAGGCAAACTTGCTTGCTCCATTTACGCGGATCTTTAAGCAACTAGACTCGATGGCTCGTTGCCACACTCTTGTAGATTATGCCGTTAAGGTTACAAATAAAACAGCTAGTCCAATGGAAATTGCATATCTTGCTCGTTATGGGTTTGATGCAAAGAAAGCGGCCAAGATTAAACAGCTTGCTGATGATGGTGTCATTGAGCAAATCGATGGCGGTTTGTATATGCCCAACACTAGGAACTGGCCTCGTGAGTTAGAAGAACTTCGGGATGATTTTAGATCCGCTCTCAACTCTGGTATTGAAAACACTATCTTGATGGGTACGCCAGCGGATAAGCCTGTTCTTGTAGATGGTATATTTCATATTCCTATGAGCATTGCTGGCAAGCTGGGGCTTCCAGAAGATAGCGTAGTTCGCGGCTATCACAGGATTGAGAGTCCTTTGCTGGGTATGCCATTCCAGTTTATGTCTTACAGCTTTGCGGCTCTAAACAAAATTACAGCGGCATATGCAACCAATCAGGTAAAGAATAGATATACGGCTCTTGTTGCGGCTATGGGGCTTGGAGCTTTGTCTGTGTATTGGAAAACACCAGAGTTTGCTCGTGAGAAGTTTACAACGGCAGATTGGGTTTCAAGATCGTTTGACGCGTCTGGTCTTGCTGCTTTGTACTCTGATGCTTTCTACACATCGATGAACACATCTCTTGCTCTTGGTGGCCCTGATATTGGCATGGGTATTATACCTCCAAAATTCCCACAAAAAAGAGACACATTAGAAGGAATTATTGAGCCTCTTGGAACTGGCCCTGCTATTACTCATAACTTTCTTCGCTATGGTGTCGGCAATTTTGTGCAAGGCGAGTATGGGGAAGGTGCAAAACACATGATACGAAACCTCCCAGCAATGCGTCTTTGGTTCCTAAAAGAATTTATGAACGAGACTACACGCGACATTGCCAATATGGGCCGATATTAATTGTGCGTTGAGGAAAACTGTAATTTAAGTTAGGATGCGACCATGACTATCAACTTGGCAGATAACAATCCGAGAAACGAATACACGGTTGCTGATGGCAATTCGCAGACTGTATTCACTATGGACTTTGAAATTTTTGATAACGCAGACCTCAATGTCTACGTTGACAATCAAATTCAAACTCTAACTACACATTACAAAATCTCGGACTCAAACACAGATGCTAACGCTGGTCATACCAGCGGCACAGATGGTCATGTGCATTTTACTAGTGCCATTACTGCCAGTGGTGCTGATAAAAAGATTGTGTTGACTAGGGATATTGATCTCCAACGTACTACTGATTTTCCCGCATCTGGCGCATTTCAGATTAACTCTCTAAATACAGAACTTGATAAGATTATTGCAATTGCCGCAGATATTGACGACAGCATTGATCGCTCATTGCGTTTGAATGATTCTGATGTTGATGTGGCAATGACTTTGCCGCTACAAACGGCTCGAAAGGGTACTGTTCTAGGTTTTAATGCTACCACTGGTGTTCCAGAAGCAGGCCCAACAATTGCTGACACTCAATCTCTTGCAGCTATAACTGCTGATATTGCTGCTCTTGCAGATATTGAAGATGGCACAACCGCAACAGATGCAATATCTGGTCTTGCTGCAATCAAAGCAAATGTAACTACAGTTGCTGGCATCGCAAGTAATGTTACCACTGTTGCTGGCATTTCAAGCAATGTGACATCTGTTGCTGACAATGCCACAAACATCAATACAGTTGCAGGCAAGGAATCTGAAATCACAAGCGTTGCTGCAAAAGCAAGTTTGATTACCAGTGACTTTGTATCTGATCTTAATACTCTGGCTGTCACAGATGTAATCAATGACATCAATACACTGGCAACTAGCGACATTGTTAGCGATTTAAACACGCTGGCTACCAGTGATATTGTTTCTGATCTAAACACTCTGGCGACAAGCGATATTGTTAGTGACATTAACACGCTTGCCACCTCTGACATTGTTACAGACTTAAATCTGCTTGCCACTTCGGACTTTGTGTCTGACCTCAACACAATGGCAACCACAACCAATGTCAATAATCTTGGCACTGTTGCTGGGGCTGTAAGCAATGTGAATACGGTTGCATCCAATATTACAGGCGTGAACAGCTTTGGTGAGCGTTACCGTGTTGGTTCATCTGACCCAACTTCTAGCCTTGATGAAGGCGACTTGTTCTTCAACACCACATCCAATGAATACAAGTTTTATGATGGCTCTGCTTGGCAAACAGTAAATTCCTCTGGCCTTGGCAACATATCTGAGGACAGCACTCCGCAACTTGGCGGCAACCTTGACCTAAACAGCAACAACATCACTGGAACTGGTAATATTTCGACAACTGGCAGCGCGACTTTTACCACCGCCGACAACACTACACAGCTTACACTTACGTCAACAGATGCTGACAATGATATCGGCCCCCAGCTTGACTTGCGTCGTGACAGCGGTTCACCGGCTGACAACGATGTTCTTGGTCGAGTACGTTGGCTCACCGATGATGATGCTGGCAACTTGGTAGAAAGTGCAATCCTTCAGAGTAACTTGGAGGATGCTTCTCAAGGCACAGTAGACACACAGCTTCAAATCACGACATCTGTTGCAAGCAC